GCTCATTTTCGCAGCGATCACCCGGCCGAGCACGTCGGTCGGGCCGCCCGCTGCGAACGGGATCACCATGGTGATCGGGCGGGTCGGATAGTTCTGCGCCAACGCGCTGCCGGTCAGCGCGACAAGGCCGGCCACGACCGGGCCGATCATTTTCAGTGCCATGAGCGTCTCCCATTTGACGTTTCTGGTAGGCTGGCCGGACACATGGGCTAGTTCTATCCCATTGTCAATAACCCATTGAACAATAACGGAAAACTAAAATGGGTAGGCAGGAAAAGATACTCAAAACGGGGCAGTCCCAGCCAAATCTAGGCAGGGCTGACTTCTGGAAATTCTGCCTACGGGTAGCCGGCAGGAAGCGGCAGGTTTCATCCGATCCTGTCGGCACCATCTCAGCTTACGACATCGACAAATTGTTCGTTGACCAAAACTACCGATGCGCGGTCAGCGGGATCGCGTTTGATGTACCGGCCCTGGGCACGGGCCGCCCAGGGCCGTTCGAACCAAGTCTTGATCGGATTATCGCGGGGGGCCGGTACGAGATCGGGAACGTCCGCCTCGTCTGCAACATCGTGAATTTCGCAATGAACGCTTGGGGTGTCGAAGCCCTGCATAAGCTCGTCGACGAGATGAGCGGGAGGAAATAATGGTCAATTCGGCGCAGTCCAACGCAATACCGACCACCGCACGCGAGTTCGAGCGCTGGCTAATTCAGCAGTCCCCGCTCCTGCCGCCTGAGATTCACGGCTTGGGCGTCCGAGCGCAGCTCGCCCTCAAGTCCATGGACCAGAAAGCATTCGCACAGAGCGAAGCGCTTCAGCGCGAGTCCGCGAAAGACCTTCAGGCGTTCGCGACGGCTTATGCGGAGTGGAAGCGATGAGCGACGACCACATGAAGGCGCCGTGCAAGCACTGTCCGTTCCGTTCGGACGTGCGGCCCTTTCTGCACCCCGGGCGCGCCGAGGAAATCGCCTACTCGGCCGGCAATCCCTATTCCGAGTTCCACTGCCACAAGACCACTGAGCCCGACGACCGCTGCGATGGGGAAATGGTGGCAACGGCTAGTTCAAAAATCTGCGCCGGCTTTCTCGCGATGCAGATCAACGAGGCCGGCATCGATTGCCCAGAAGGTTTTGAGATTCCCGAGAACGTCTACGCCGACAGCTACGAGATGACCGAGGCGTATCAGATCGAGTGGGACAAGAACCATAAACGGAAGCGTGGCTGAGCCGCACAGTCAGGACGTCAAGGAAAGTTACATCGGAGACTAAACAATGAACCTTTCACGTGCAGCAATCTTTGCTGAAAGCCTCGGGCAGCGCAGCTTGGGTGAAACGCCTGAAGGCTGGCATCGAGTCACAGAGGCGACGCATCCGCACTTATTCGAGGCAATGGACGCCATCACGCACGATGGCGGCGGCGGTTGCCATCAACACTACAACGTGCCGGCCGGCTGGTCAGAGGCGTTGACCCGAATGGAGGTGCTGATTGGGCGCCTCACCCCTGAGCAGCGCGAAACGCTGGCCATAGGCGAATGCTCTGAGCAAGAGGAGCTAGTTCAGGAATGCGACGGACTCGGTGTCGCGCACCGCTTTCTGAATGCCTTCTTCGAGGACTTCATCGAACGCGAAAGTGTGGATGCCGCGTAGGCCACGCTGACGAACCATGAACGCTGAGGAACCCAAATGAGTGACCTGACCCTTGATGAAAAGACGGGCTTTGCGGCCGAACGAGCCCGCGAGGAAGCTGCGGAGAAGCATTTCTTTGATCTGAACCAGCCGCACTTTCCCGGCTATTTCTCGTTCAGCCATCGCAACCCAGGGCACTGGGACGTCGGCGCGCCGCAAGTGAAGGGAAAGGCGTCGGCATGGCGAGCAGCGCATCCTAAAGGTGAAACGACCGCCAAAGATGGCGCGATCGAGCGCGCATTCCGCATCCGCGGTGAGCCCGGCAACGTCGTGGTCTTCGACGAACGATGGGACCCGCACCGCCCCCACCCGCGCGACTGCATGAAATTTCGAACTGTAGCGCTCGCGATGATGTGGATCATCGAAGAATTGGCGCAGGAGCCGAACTGACGCGACCAGCGCTCACGGCACGACAGCGGACCAGACAATAGGAGAGAGAGAATGGACCTGACCCCCGCACCGAAATGGACCGTCGTTGACGACGCCAATTACTGCGGCATCAACATCGGAATCGGCAAGCCGAACATATTCGAGACACATGCGGCGACCGATGAGCACAAGGCTCTCGCCTACCTCATCGCAAAAGCGGTCAATGCATACAATGCGAGTCAGCGATGAAGCTCTCCGAGCTAATAGCTGCCTACGGCGACGACAAGGTTTCATTCCAGAAGCTGGATGACTGCGCATCCAAGATGGACATGAACAAGCGCGGGACGACGGTGACCTTTGTCACACCCGAACGCCTCACCTTGGACGGCTTCGAGAAGCTTGGTTTGGTCGTCTGGTTTGACCGGAACAAGGTTGCTGAGATCATCGAGCGCTCGAAGTCAACGTAGGTGGCGCTCACTGCGCATCACCGAGCCCGACAAAACAGGAGGATACCTTGGGAAAGCCGATTTTGTGTCTCGACTTTGACGGCGTGATCCACAGCTACAGCAGCGGATGGAAGGGCGCCGACGTCATTCCTGATCCGCCGGTCGATGGCGCTATCGCCTTCATGCTCGGCGCGCTGCACCACTTCGACGTTCAGATTTTCAGTTCACGCTCGGGCCAGAAGGGCGGCATCCCGGCCATGCAGACGTGGCTTAAGGAGCACGCGGGCGCGACGTGGTACGAGTCGCCAGCAGGCCCGGGCTTGGAGGACATCAAGTTTCCGACCGAGAAGCCCGCGGCCTTTGTCGGCATCGATGACCGCGTGCTGACCTTCGACGGAAATTGGCCAAACCCTCAGGCCCTTCTCGACTTCAAGCCCTGGAATAAGGGCGGCGGGTTCGATTGGGCCGCCCTGCAACGGCTGCGGAAGATGTCGCCATGAAGGTCGAATGGGTGGATGGCGAGCGCGAGCCGCAATGCGCGCCCGATCCGGCTTATCCGAACGGCAAAGACCTGGACTGCTCTGCCGGCGCGGCCAAGACGTGCGTGGCAGAACTGCCGTGCCCCGCGCGCCGCTGCGGCTACTACGTCGTGACCTGCGAGAAGTGTGGCTATCGCGTTGCGGCGACAACGGCCGGTCGGCCCGATGATCCGCGCTCGATCAAGATGCCCTGCAAGCTGAATTGAACGGCGCTGATGACGCGTTTGCGTAGTCCACAACAGGAGAATTCGATGCAGATTTCAGCTTATTTCTACGGCGGCCCTGGCGATCCGATGGACAAGGCCTGCCAATCGATCTTCGAGGAACGCGGAGCGACCTCGATAGGCGCCGGTACGGTCATGGCTGGCCCCGCAGGCGGCGAGCGCGATCAGTGCTGGGACGTTCCGGATGATCGCGTTGAGGACTGCAAGGCGGCCTTGAAGAAAGCTGGCTTCCGCCTTGAACCAACGCCCGGAAGCTTCGCCGGAGGTTATGGGATTCCGGACGGCACGCCGCCAACTGCGTGACGTTCATGGGCCGTTTGGGGGCTAGACGATGACGATCCGTTTCACCAGGAGCTTTGCGATGCCGAACGCTGAAACGTTCAGCATGAAGCCTGTGGGCGAGTTCGTCCGCGCCTATCTGGCGTGCTCCAAGGTCAGCGTCGACCCGTTCGCCCGGGATCGCGACTGGGCCACCCACACGAACGACATCAACCCGAAGACCAAAGCCCAGTCGCACCAGGACGCAGAAGCCTTCCTGGCCGGTCTCGCCCTGCGGGAGATACGTGCTGACCTCGCCCTATTTGATCCGCCCTACTCGCCCCGTCAGGTAAGCGAGCACTACGCCGCAGCCGGCGTTCCTGTGACGACCGAGGACACCCAGAATGGGCGCCTCTACAAGCGCGTCCGCGATGCGCTGGATCTGATCATGCTCCCTGGTGCTGTCGTCCTGTCCTTCGGCTGGCAGTCGGCCGGCATGGGCGTCGGCCGCGGGTATGAGCTGATCGAGACGATGCTTGTGGCGCACGGTGGAGGCCACAACGACACGATTTGCGTTGCAGAACGGAAACACGGAGCGCGGAAATGAGAGAGCTAAGTACCCTCTGCGAAGGGTCCGCCTTTTGCGAGGACGCCCGCGCCTGCATTCAGGAGCGGGATGCAGAGATCGAGCGACTGCAAGCGGCGCTTCGAAGCGCATCCCACGAGCTATACCGAGCCGGAATGACCTTCGCGGCAAAGGCGGCCGAGATAGCCGCTAGCGCGCGGTGAGGAGAGGTGAGCGACGATGAGCAAGCAACCAGAGTTCAAGGCTGAAGATGTTTGGACAGTCGCCCGAGCGCTGCTCGACGACGCGATAAGTCTCGATGTGGAGCAGCGGGGCGGCCGCAATTCATACAACCAGTGTCGCCATTGCCGCGGGCATCAAGACTGGCAGGCAAACCCGAACGAAATCACCCACGACGCCAACTGCCCGGTGTTGGTGGCGCGCGATCTTCTGGCTGGGGCGTGCGTAACGAAAGCAGCGTGATCGGCGCTGATGCGCCCAGTGGGTTGAACGCAATTTTTGCAGGAGAAGGATCATGACACCGGCCGCGCTGCGAACCCTACAGGAGTTGGGCGAGGATGAGGACCGCGACTTGATCGTGGAGGGCCGCGAAGCCTATTGCGGCACGCGGCGCACGACCGTTCGCGTTGTCAACGAACTGCTCGGAATCTTCGCGCTCAATGCCGTGAACGGTCAGAACGAGAGCCCGAGGTACTACACCATCAGCGCCACCGGACATTCTCTGCTGCGGCGACCGGAGCTTGAGACCGAACTGCTGCGCTGGATGCTCAAACGCCCGCGTCGCCCCTTTACGATCATCGGCGACCGCGTGAAGGATGCTTCCGTTTTAGAACGCCGGGCTCGCTGACCGCCGCAGACGGATGATCGCATGATCAAAAAGCAGAGTGATACTGACTACGACGATCTTCCGGAATTTGCGGAAGTAGTGAACCGGGTGTTCGGTACGACCGTCGAGAGGCCCTGCAACGACCCGAATGTCATCGAGTGCCGTATGTGGGCGTGCCAGTCCGCCGACCGATGTCAGCAACCCAAACCGACGGTGCAATGATGGCAAAACCGAAACTATCATTGAGGGCGCTCAACGCGCTGACGACGCTCGCGGGCACGACAATCGAGAAGCCGATTGGCAGTCGGCGCATTCGCTGGGATACGGGAGCGTATCTTGAGCGCCTCGGGCTCGCAAAATACCGGACTTACGATGGCACGCGCGGCGGCTGGTACATTACCGACGATGGTCGCGCCAAGCTCGGTCTTGGCTAGTCACGGAGCCACGCGAATGAACTGGAACGATGCGCTCGACCGTCTCCTGGACGACAGGCCTCCGCATGTCGTGGTTGGACTTCGAGTCCGAGCCGCAGAAGCGCTGGCCGCGAGTCTTGCCTTATCCGCCAGCGTTGCCGAGATCACGCGTGAGAGGAACCACCCGAAATGGCGGGGCAAGGAAACGCCGCGCTCGCCACGTCCGGGCTTTAAGAAGCGATAGGCACAGACAGCAGTAGAACGCCGGAGAAATCATGAAAGACGTCGAACGTCTGGTTGCGGAGATCGATGCGAAGGTTGCCGCTTGCGACCCCACAGTCGTCACCGAGCATACGGCTAGTCGCCTCGCGTGCTTTGTGCGTGACAATTGGCCCACGCTTCGCGCCGCCATCGTTCATGATCAGCAGTCTGGGCCATCCGCGGAGGAAGGCAAATGACATACGACCAGTGGAAATGCACCGACCCGCGCGAATACGAGCCAGAGGCAGAAGAATGCTTCCATGAGGACTACGAGGAAACCAGCGAAGGCATGTGGCATTGCGCCCGTTGCGATTACCGCTGGTGGCCGAGCGATGCGGAAGTGGCGCACCATAGGTTTCTCACTGTCGAGTACGACAAGCACTGCCAACGCATGGAGCGGCGCGCGAAGATCGAATACTACGTAGGCAAGTTTGCGTTCTGGCGACGCTGGCGGAAGCCCACATCAATTGATGACGAACTTCCGTTCTGAGCGGCGCACACATCACACATGGGGACGCCAGCAATGAATATGGTCAGAAAAGTCGCCAAGGCGATTGACGAGGTCCAGTTGTTCTCCCGCATTGACGATTGGAGCAGCGACAGAAAGCATGGCTATCCCGTCGAGATATGCCGCTATGGAAAGCGGGGAGAGCCAGAGATCGTGGTGGTGAAAAGGTTCCGAACAGGCACATGTGAACGTGAGGCGCTGCGCAAGGTGGTGAGTCTCATGCGTGCCCGCGCCGCTATCGAGGCTATGGAGCGGTCACGATGACAGAGCGATACGCAGCGCGAGTTGAGAAGGTCGCCAAAGCGATCTGCGCAGAGACATGCGCTTTCGTTGGTGAGCCGCCCTGCTGGCGGTTCAAGGAGGACGATGCGGGCAAGCCGCTGCCGTGGCCGCCAGAACGATGCAGTGAGCCTGGCTGTATCGCGCTGGCAATGGCGGCGTGCGCCGCTGACGGTGAGACAGCGCTGCCCAGCAAGGAGACGTGATCATGACTTTCGAGGATTGGAAGAATTCGCGTGAATGGTGGAAGTCAGATGGTTGGTGGCCATTCAAGGCGTTGTGGGATGCATTGATCGGCGCAGGACACAAGCCGGAAGCCATTGCTGACATGCTCAATGCTGCTGGGCAATCAGGGTCAGCAATCAAGGAGGACGTGAAGTGAACAAGGCGGATACATTTGATCTAGACACGAAGGAAAGACCTTCTGCATACGTGCAATGGCGGCACACCGATTTATGTATGGATTTCTTCTGTGAGTGCGGCGCTCACTGCCATTTCGACGGCAGCGGTGCTTTCTGCGTGAAGTGCCCGCGCTGCGAAACCGTCTGGGAGATGCCCTCAATGCTTTTCCCCAGAAAGGCGGATGAGCGCGCGCTTGAGACGCACCGCAAGAATCCCAAGGTCATGGAAGACACAGGCGATATCGTCGATTCTCAATGAGGACCGCGCATGGCCAACGACAATCATGCACCTTTCGAAAATCTTGATCTGGATTCGCTGTATAACGCCCGTAAATGGATGTCAGAGGCCGTTGAAGCCAAAGGAGCGACAATTGTCGGGACGGGCGTCGGTGTGAAGGGTGCGCTCGGTATGGCTGCTTTGGATATCGAGATAGACGGCTACAGGTTCAATCTCGAAATTACGCCCCGGCAACGCTGATAGATGAACATCGAGCAGGAGAGCTAAATGCGTGATCTTGAAGTGCGAGAACCGGGACTTGGCGTCGAGGTCCATGGACCTTTTATGCCGGAGCATCGCGTCACGAACGGCGGGTTCCATGTCCCTTATCTCACCATCCATCCGCAATCGGACGGGACCTTCGCGCCCGTGATCGACAACCGCTTCGGAACCTACCGGAGCGTGACCCAAGAGGAGCTTGATCTGTGGATACCACTGCTCGCCAACGCGATGGCGGTCGCTGCTGGCTATTCGTGCCATGGCGAGAACTGTACGCCGCTCAACCCGCACAAGGTGCGCATGTCTCGGCTCGGCGCATTGCCGCCTGACCTCACCGTGGTGCCTGGCGGCAAATCCGGTGACCCTGTCTAGATGAGAGCGAGACGGAACTAGGTCATGAAATACCCAGCGCGACTTACTGACGCCAACGGCTGGAAGATACCCAACGACGGCACGCTTTCGAAGCGCGTCTATGACCTTGCCGTCGCGGGAAAGGCGAAAGAGGATATTGCCGCCGAACTCGGCAAGCCCGTCACCACGGTCAATGCGATCATGGCTTACTTCATGCCGCCCAAGCCCCGGCATGAGCGCAGCGCCGCTAGGCCGCTGCCGCCAATAGGCGAAGCACCAAAGGCTGATTTGCGCCCAGACCTATCTGACGAGGCGTTGGACCGGATGATCGACTCCTACACAGTGGCTCTCAAGGCGCTCGCCGAAGCACCTGACGAAGTGTACCGCGCTGTCGGTGAAAAGCGCGAGGAGCTGCTGGTGCTGCGTCTCGACCGGGACATGGAAAAACATATTCAAAAATACGACGCCGATGGTTCGCGCGGCATTCGCACAGCCTACGAACAAAGCAAATCGAAGATTGTGAAGGACGGAATTCCGAATTTCTTCCGTCGCCACTGACCGTGACAAGAGAACAGCGCCACAGGAGACAAAATCGTGATTGATCTAGTTGAGCGGCTGCGCTTCGACGCCACAAGATGTGAGGTGCAGTTTTCGAAGGGTGTCGCCAGCAACATCGAGGAAGCCGCAGCCGAGATTGAGCGCCTGCGGGCGGCGTTGGAATTGATCGCTGGGTCCGCAACGGACAAACTACAGGCCATGCAAGCGCGCAATGCGCTTGACAACATTGGCCCGAAATCTTGAGGATATCGAATGTCAGTTCCCTACGCTGGCGCAACCAGCGGCATGAAGGCCCGAGACGAGATCACGAAGACGCTTCAGCGCTTCGGCTGCGAGTCCGTGGGCTTCATGGACGACTTCGCGGAATGCTCGATCATGCTGGCGTTCAAGCATCGAGGCCGTGCCGTGCAGCTTCGCGCCTCGGCCAAGGGGTGGGCAGCGATGTACCTGAAGGAAAACCCGTGGACCAGCAGCCGCAAGTCTTCCAAGGCGCAATGGGAGCGTGCTGCGCTTGAGCAGGGCCTGATCGCCGTGAACTCGATCTTGCGGGATTGGGTTAAAGGGCAGATCACCGCAATTGAAACCGGCATCCTTTCGTTCGAGGCGGTGTTCATGCCGCATATGCTGACCGACGACGGCCGACCTGTGATCGAGCGCCTTAGTTCGCTGAACCTATTGCCGCCGCCGACCGAGTTGGGTGGCGCTCATGCCTAACATGTGCCACCTGGACTCCTTTCCATCCCCAGCTATGCTTGGGGATGCCCTCCTCCTGGTACAAAGAGTTCATGGCCGGACACGGCGTCAACGTCGGTAGCCGGAAGCCTTCTCCGACCCGCTACACCGGCCCTCCGATGGACCTTGCCAACATGCGGATGAACAAGGTCCGCTCAATCCTGGTGTCCTGCCTCGATTGCACCCACAGCCAGGTTGTGAACGTCGACAGCTATGATGACGGCCTTCCGGTGAAGTGGTTCCAAGGCCGCATGCTCTGTAAGTGCGGGAGCAAGAACACCGACGTCCGGCCGAACTGGAGCGAGGCGCCAAAGTGGAAACCGACCGGCCGATGACCTGATGCCCAACTGGAACCGCAAGCTCACCCGCGATCTGAAGACCCGCGAAGAAACCATCCTCCGCACGCTCGATGACGTGATCCGCTACGCGACCGACGTCCTCCCGAAATATCTCCAGACGCAAAACCAGTGGAACCACGCAGCGATATTGATCGACAAGGCAGCGAATGGTGGGGACATCGAGGCCGCGACTGAAGCCGTCGACAACGCCCTGTTCCTGAGCGCGCGGAAGTATTTCAAGCCGGTGCCGCCGGAGACGAGGTCGAAGCCGATGGCCATCATGAGGCGCCGATGACCACGGAAGAACTTGCACATCAGATCATGGCTGAAGGCCCGCGGCATCTCCTACCCTTGCGTGGGCCGGAGCCGGGAATCGAAGACCGCTGGAAGGCCTGCGAGTGGCTGGTGAGGAATGGACTTGCGAGGTGGTTTGAGAGGACGACGCCGTATTGGCCCGGCGTGGAGATCAGTGCCTCCCGATCAAAGTCATAACGCCTGACCAGAACGTCTGCAGCGCGCCTCCGACTGCAATCACGACGGCCGCCAAGATCGCCTTGCCGAAGATACCTTCCATCCGAAGGCGCGTGCTCCGAACCCAAGCAAGATCGGCCCGGAATTCCGGGTCCGTCACCTTCTGCGAGAGGTCCCGCAAGATAGCGAAGTCCTTCTGAGAGGCCAACGGATCGTCAAGGTCAAGCCCCATCACCATGAAGGCGTGATGCACGGCTTTGTGAGCCGCTTCCTCGGCCACTTGCTTCAGCAGAGCAACGTCGCCGGGGCCAAGATTGCCGATGTGGATTCGATTTTCTTTTTCGGTCATTTCTTCCCCGGTCATCGCTTCGTAGGCTTTGGCAAGTCGCTGAGTTCCCTCCATGGGATACCGCCAGTCGTTATGCCTTCGGGGCTATGCTCGCTGTCAGTCATACGGTTCCTTTCACCGTGTGGCTCGGGCAGAAATGTCCGGGGCGCTCGGTGTTACGAGCATCGGGCGCCCGCTGTGTCAGCGCCGCGCTATTGATCGCGCGATCACCGTAGCTGCGGCAACGCCGCCGCCTGTGAAGAACACGTTGTCCCATGCCTTCTGAGCCCAAGGCTCAAGTCCCGGCGGAATCGACGCCACGTCCGGGAGCGCACCGTTGAACAGCGTGTCCAGCATTCCCCAGCCGAACCACGCCGCAAGCGGGACTGTCGCGATCAGCCAGGGAATCCAGAACGCCTTATGCGCCATGCCTTCGCGAATGACGCTGGCCTGCTCTGTCGCCATGTGCTGGTCGCGGAGGGCCGCGATTCGCTGACGCTCAGTGTCGTTGTTGGCCTTGGCCTCGAAATACTTCAGAACGCTGTCGAGAACGCCGCTGCCGAGTAGCTTGATGATCCAGCCGAAGATGACGCCCATCACCAGAATCGGATTTTCTCGATTGCCTTGTTGATGAGGTCAGTCGCCCATTGCGGACGCTTGAACACGATCCATCCGATGGCAAAGCCGACCGCGAGATGCACCCAGCCCGAGATAATCCAGATTTTCAATGCGCTCACGCTTCGTCTCCTGTGTCGTCGTCAGACAGATGTTTGATGATGGCCTGCACGTCGATGCGGCCCTTAATGACCATGTAAAGACCGAGCAGGATCGCGCCGGCCAGGAACGCGATCAGCCACGGCGGCATGCCCTGAATGAACGCCACCACGGCCGTGACCAGGCCAGACACGCCCTGAAGCAAGCCACCCCAGAACGTCTTGGACTTCGCGATTGGCTTGATCTTGGTTTCCTCGTCCGTCGCCTTCGGAGAGAGCGTTGGGCCAGGATTGACCGTGGGTACGGCCGGCGGGACTGGCGAGGCCTTGAACCGGGCTTCCACGTCTAGCGCCATGATGGTCTTGAGCACGGCCATGGCGCCGATCTGGGTGTCCATCACCGATGGGTCGTAGACACCGTCAGAAACGAACTTGCCGGGCTTCTGTACGTTCGTGCCGCCCCAGAGATACGGCGATGGGATATTTCTTGAAGGATGCCGATAGCCGAAGCCGTTGAACTTCTCGGCCGCATAGGCGACGTGCTCCGGACCCCAATCCGTTATCTTGTCGAGGCCTTCGAGCTGGAGCGCATCGATCGCGCCGTCCAGGAAGCTGTCGAACGGCCCTCTTCCCTTCGGGACGATAGTCGTCACCATATTGAGCGGTTGGCCGTTGCCCAGGTACGTGTTGAAATTGCCGCTGCTCTCTCGCATATGAAGGCAGCCGACCACGAACCACGGGACGGTCGTTGCTTTCTCGACCTCCTTGTAGCGGGCCTTGTTCTGGATGACCTTCTTGGCCTGCGCGGTCGCGCCCTGGGTCTTGGTCACTTCCATCTGCGACCAGAGGCGCTGATATTCAGCGCGCAGCCGCTCGAAACTGTATTGAGCCAATCAATGCTCCTGTTTTTTGAACGAGTTGACCCGCGCCTGAACCTTCACGACAGGCGGCGGGGAGTGGACGATCTGGACGGGGGTGTAGGGCTGGAAACGGGCGGGGATGACTGTGCAGACGATGCAGATGTGCCAAATGATCAACGCAATCAGGAAGTTGTCCCAAGCGTTGCGGAAGCACATGACGTTTGGTACGCCTCCTGTCGGGAGGTCCGGGCGATGTGGTTTCAGTTAGGCTTCACACGGCTTGCCGACGCTGTGGGCAAGCGGCACGGGATGGACTCGCTTCAGATCGACGGCGCGCTGCTTGAGGTGTTCGACACTGCCAAAGCGCGAAGCGTTGATCTGGCCCCGATCAACAAGTGGCTGCGCAAGCTCCCGGCAGAGACGATTCAGAGCATCGCTGACGGAGAGCGGCCAGCCGAGGTGTTCGGGAATGCTCCAGACGGAGCAAACTTTATCGTCGCTGAAGTCTGCGACATTGCGGAAGTGCGATGACGAAAGAACTCTGGCTGCTCATCATCGGGTTTGCGGTAGGCAGCGCTTTCGGTTTCTTCATCGGGCTCGCCTGCAGGGACGTTCTGGCAAAATACTGGCGAGACGAGCCGAACGATAGGATCATCGTTCACGAGGACGGATCGTCGTGGCGGAAGCGGTGAACTATGTCCACGGCGACGGATTGTTGCGCACCATAATTCCTTCGCCATGGGCCCAATGCGTCACATCTGATCCGCTCTGCGTCGAGATATCGACGATGTACGGAATTTCGGTGAGTCCGCTCAGATCGTCGGCGCTTGCTGAAATCGTCAGAGTGTCAGCATCGCTGACTGTGATCTGACCGTCGTCTGTCGATAACGTGAGGACGGACGACGTATCGTCTGTGCTCTCGCGGAAGGTGATCTGCACATCAAGGCCGGTCAATGACACCGTATTTCCGTCAGCCGGGAAATCCAAAGTCTGCGACCAAATGGCGTTTTTTGAGACTTCTCCCGTAATTTCGTAACGATACCCTTTGCGGCCAGTCGAGCGCGATAGAGCTATCGTCATGCGCGATACCTGATCGTCATGAAGTGCCCGCTGGTGGTCCCGTTAAATGTTGGAGTGCCTACCGGAGCAGATTCCAGAGTATTTATATTGTTCACACCAATTCCCGGCATAGCCACATACTTTGTTGTCGCGTCTGGAGTGTTGGCGGTATAGCGCATATAGGCTGGGAACCCAGACGCCACCGTTGTTGAGTTGTACCCAATATGACAGGCCCCCTCCGTCGAACCAGCGTTGCTGGAGGCGAGCTGTTGCTTGAAATCAACGTAAAGTATTTCCTCCTGCACTCCAACAAACACCGCTCCCGTGTTTGACGATGAGGCGCGAGACTGCCTGACGGTAGCGCTATTATAGGTCCATGTAGCGGTGCTATCCGACACCATTAAGATGACTGGGACCCGGTTATAGTAGTTCCAGATGCCGTACTTCCGAGACGTGCCTGCCGACACATGGGCGCTGACTTGCCCATTCGTTCCGTCCATATAGATGGAACCGACGTATGTGCCGCCCTTCGCAATAACAGAAACCGTAGATGACCCGTACCGCGCGGTCATCGCGTTGGCGTTGACCAGAATCCCGAACTGTCTGGTCAGCTCGGTTGTGCCTGCACCTGAGCCGCGAGAGCCAGAGCCGGCCGTCGAGGTGTTCCATGCCGGGCCAGTGACAAGCCTGACCGTTCCGCCATCATCGATGATGAAGAGGTCATAGATCGTGCTGGCGACGTGGTTCGCCACGAGAGGCAGGGTCGTTTCGGCGAACGTCGTGATGACGAATGCAGAACCATTCCAGATCGGAATCTGCCTGCCGATATACGGCGTATAATAAACGTTCGTGCCTGCCGACACGTCGCCGGTCATAACTGGAACACCAGTCGTCAGCGTCAGCCGACCTTGAGGAATCGCCGTCAATGACGTGAGAGTGTTTGTGATGTCCGCAACGTCAGCCGACAGATCGTCAAATTCCGTCTGTGATGGGACGCCAAGATTGGTCCGGGCGGCTCCCGCCGAGGTCGCCCCTGTGCCGCCATTGGCAATGGCAAGAGCGCCTGAGCCGATAGGAACGCCAGCATCGATGTTGTCGCGGGTAAAGAGCGTGACATCGGCCGATGTCTTAACCACGACCTTGTACGTTCCTGTCGCGAAATAGGTCATCGCATGACGACCGGCCGAGTCCAGAATGATCGGATTGGCCGCATCGTGAGCCGGGGACACCAGATCGGGGTCGGTAAACAGCGCCTTGGGCGTTGTCGTCCCAGCGTCGTAGACGTATAATTTGCCACCAGACAGGGGATCGCCGTTGTTGTCGCAGATTTGCTCTAGCGGTGTGCCTACGGAAACGGCCATGCTTGCCTCAAAGAAAAAGCCGCCCCGAAGGACGGCTTGGCTGATCTATCTCGTGACGGTGATGCTATTGGCCTGGTGGCCGTGGAACGTTTGGTTGATCGTCGGCGCGGCCTGTGCCCGCGGCCTGTATTGGAGCTATCTGCGGGGCTTCAGCACCGCCAACGCTCGCAAGTCTTCGGTCTGCTCCTCTGAGGGCGTCCATGAACCGGCCATTCCGCGCCACGATATTGAGGCCGCGTGCAATTACCTGCGGATTGTCGGACGCGAGCATCGTCGCCACATGGCGCGCAACTCGGGTGTCAATCCCGCGTTTGCCGGCCAGCAGAGCCGCCGAGATACCCGCGATCGTGAGGGTGTTGGGGTCCTGATTATAGACGCCGACTATACCTGTGAGACCGGACCCGCCGGCTAACCCAAGCTCCGCGAGCTGGCGGGCCGTGGTTGAGTTGCCCTGCACTGCACCGCGGGCCATATCCATGATGCCCTCGACACGAAGCGCTGCTTCAAGCTCGGCCGCGCGCTGAGGACCGAGCGCAATGTTCAGCTTTTCCCGAGCTGCCGGCGACGATGCGATCTGGTTGAGAACGTTCCGACGATCTCCGGTCTGGTTCAGCGTCTCGACAAATCGAGACACAAAACCATCCTGGAACAACTGCCGATCAATCGGCTGCATTTTCGATAGCGTGCGCCTTACTTCCGGCGTAGCAAAGTTTTGTTGAACATAATTTTTACCAGCCTCAAGCGCATTCTCTGCGTTGAAAAATCCTGCAGCTCCTTCTCTTGCTACCTTGTACTCTGGAACGTGCTTGTCCAGTTCAGTTTTTAGGAGACGTGCTAGATCGTTCGCTAGCGTGGCCGCCTGTGATCCCCTCGGAAGCTCTCTTGCTCGATCTTGAAGTTCTCTTGCGGCATAGTCCCACAACTGAATGTTTGGGAAGACCGGAAGGCCGGTATTTTTTCCAGATTCACGAACAAGATTTCCATTTTCCATACGAAATGGAGGGTTCGCTGCGCCGAAGCCATCTCGAACTTGGTAATCCCTCCATTTCGTGATAGCGCCATTAAGCGCGCTCTGAACGCTGGGAGACGAAGTTAATCGCTCCAATTCCGGGGACCAAACTTCTCTATCCCCGGCCGTATATGCCTTCGCATAAGCTGGTTTGTTGGTCTGCTGGGCAGCGGATTTTAAAGCCTGCTCTTGAGCATCCGCATTCGGATAGTGAAAGGTATTGTTCAGCCAGTCCGTGATGCGGGTCGTTTGGCCTTCATACCGATCGTTGATCGTCTGATTGAGGATTTGCCGCCCTTCCGGCGAAGTGTTGGCCGCCGACCGAGCGAGAGCCTTTGTGGTCTCGCCACCAAGATCCACAACACGAGCCGGACCGCCTGCCTGCTGACTTGCCGCGAACTCCTGCGGAGTAAGCCGGTTGACCGCATTTGGATCGGTGCGGATATCACGTTCCAGAGCGCCGACAACACGCCTACCGGCTTCTGCTTCGGGATTGACCGCCCCGCGAACAGCATTGATGACCGGAGCCGTAATGGCGCGGCCAGCCTGAATAGTGCCCTCGACCAACGGAGGTGCGAGACCGCCGGTTATGAGACCAAAACCCAAGCCAATCGCGCCCCTTTTGGCTCTATCGGTCGCATTTTCGCCTTCTCCAACTCCTGCCAACCCACCAATAATTGCGCCCGTCCCGGCGCCAGCCGCGATCCTGCCAGGCAATGTTGCGGCCTGACCCATAGCGCCGACGGGCAGAATCAGAGAACCGCCGACATTCCCGGCAAGATACGTTCCCGGATATTGCTCCTGAGCGGTTTTGGTTAGATCGCGAACTTGATCGCGGGTCTGTTCGTATCGCTTGGTGGCTTCACCCCGCTGGTCACCAGAGACCTGTCCAGCGACACCACCCTGATTGAGACCAAGAGCCGGCGCGATGTAATTTTCGTAGGCGAGCTTTCCAGCACCTATGGCCGCGGTCGTAAGGGCATTCTGCGGCAGCACGTTGAGGACGGCGGAGGGGTTTTTGGCTAGCTCCTCACGCGAGGTCGGCAAGCCACCAGCCGCGAGCACACCAGCCGCCTCATCGCCGAAATTCAGCGTTGCGCCTTGGCCCGCACCGATCAATGCAGACGCGCCCCGGCCGATGTCTGGCTTAGCCGGAGGGTCATTGTCCCACCAATTGGCCTGGGCAGGCTTTTGATAGGACGCCGGTGGCGGCAGCGGCGCTACCTGAGGCGCTGGTTCGGCATTGGCTACGCCACCAGCCTGAAGCATTGGCGCTGCGGCAGGAGGCTGCGGGGCTGGCTGGGGCGCTGGTTGAGGAGCTTGCGCGACCTGTGGATTACGGATCGCATTGACCAGCGGCATGCCTTCGGAGGTCTGCCGGTTGGATTGGATTTGGCCGTGTCCAACAACGTTTTGCGTCTGGATGCCGTACCGATCCATCAAGGCGCGGGAGAGGTTTTCCGCCGCGGCGAGCTGCTGTGGTGATGGATTCGATCCGGTCCCGACAAAGCTGACGCCGACCGAATTGTTGTTCGAGATGTCGGGCCTATCTGTCCTGTTCGCTCCACCAGGCGGTTGAACGTGGTTCGTCCTAGCGTCCATCGGAGCGCCCTGGACAACCGTCCCATCCGTATCGATGTAGAAGTGATAGCCGTACCTTACATCGCCGCGGAACGGATCGCCGCGACGCGCGGTATCGAGCGCGCCGGCAAGCGTCGGCCCCCCAGTGTGGTGCGCGACGATGTTCTGGAACGGCTGAGCGTTTCGGGTAGCGTCGACACCGAAGGTCTGACCGGGCTGTACCTCATACTTGATCGGCAGGTCCGGTGCATTGAACGCATCACCGCGCACAGCCGCCTGCACGTCTGCCGTCGTAAAGCCGCGCGGGTTCGATTTGAACCGATCGCTCGGGCTATAGACTGGATCAGCGTTCCACCAATCGCTCATTGCTTGGTCCGAAGTGATCCATCAGGTGCGATGTATTGAGCGCCGGGCGGAAGCGCGTCGCGCTCCTGCGGGCTATTAACGCGGACAGGAGCGCCCTGCGGTGCCTGCTGCGGAGCACCTGGGGGCATGCCGACTGATGCGCCATTCTGCGGAAGTCGGCTTTCATATTGAGCGCCGGCCGGTCCAGCACGTTCGGCAAGCTTGCGAGCGCCTTCGGCCACGGCATCCCGGAAATCCTTCAGAGCTGCCTTGAAGCTCGCTTCATCCTGATAGCGCTGCATCCGAGCGTAGGCATTCGTTGCCTTGACGCCCTCAACCTCCGTGATCGCTCCACCCCCGCGCAGCATGTCGAACGCGGCGCCGAAGGCTTTGCCCTGAAGCTGCTCCCAACGAGCTAGAGCATCCTTACCTTGACCGCCCATCGTCCATGCGGGGCGATACTGATCGATCGAGCCGACAATCGAATCCAGGCCTGGATGCTCCAGAAGCTGATTGATAAGGCCGATAGTCTGGTTTGCTCCTGAAATTGCTGTCGGGAGCCCTGCGGCGGCCTCGCCTTGCTTTGCACCGAGAGCACCTTCCCGCTTGGCACCGGCAACGTCTTTCGGGAAATAGCCTTGCGGCGGGACAGCCCCCTGCACCGGCTGCGTTGCCGTGGGCATTCCACCGCCAGCCTGGGGAATTTGAACAGGCGAGCCTTGAGGCTGACCGGGCATTCCCGTGACCCGGCCCGGAACAACATAGGTTCCGGTGCCGGTGTCTATCGATTTGGATGGGACGGTCGGGGACATGCCGGCGCCGAAGTCGATGATGTTGGGCTTTCCGTTCTTACCGATGGCCCCGACAGCATAAGACCCATCAGGCCGCTGCAGCATGATCGGGTTGCCATAAACTCCTTGCGCTGATGCTTGGTACTGCCCGAGCGCGGTCAGTGACTTCGTGTCCCCGGCCGCCAAAAGCTTAGCGAGCGCGTTCTGCGTGTCGCCCTTGGCGTATAGATCAGCCGCCTCCTGTCTCTGACGATCCTGCTTGGCGCTGTCATAGCTCTGCTCACCCAAGAGAAGAGCCTGAAGCGGATTGGGAACGTTTACGCTGAATTGGTTTTCAGCCATCAGAAGCCAGGCCCATAGATCAATTGACCGGAGGCATCAGCGCCGCCCATGTAGCTCGGGCTATAGCTGCTGCCGCTGAACATCGAACCAAGCGACGAGCCGAGACCGCTGAAGCCGCCCGGCATGCCGGCGATGCTTCCTGCAATCTTGCCGCCCATGTTGAGCAGGTTTTGCGTTCCAGCCGCCCGAGCATTCGCCGCGGCGATATCGCCCTGACCGATGGTGCCGGCCGACTGCATCTGGCCGCCGAATGCTGAATTTCGGGTCTGAAGTTGACCTTGCAGGCCTTGCCCGACAGTCGCGTTCTGCGCTCCCAACCAGCCGGCGCCCTGCCCTGAGGCAGCCAGGAGGCGCTGAAGCTGGTTGCCGTAGGTCTGATCGGCCAAGCCGGTTCCGAACCTCAGAAGGTCTTTCGAGGATCGCCCGCTATTGAGCATGCCACGCGCCGCGGCCGACCGATCGAGCGCCTGAACGCCCTGGCCTTGCGCGAATTGATATCCAGGCAACCCGCTGAGTGCGGTCGGATCGCTGAGCAGCCGTTGAAGCTGGTTGTTCGCAGTGTAGCCGGTCTGGACGTAAGGATCATAGCCTTGAGCAAGGCCTGCGAACTTGTCCGCGTAGACGTTGCCGTAATCCGTAAGATCACGGACCGCATTATTTTGCTTCTGGTATGTGTCGAGTGCTGCGGCCTTTGACGCATCGGCTGCGGTCTTGCCGGTGATATCGTTCCAGAAGGACATGCTCAGCTCTTCATCTGTCCCGCTTCGCGTTTCTTCGCGAGCAAGAGGTTGAACGCGGTGATGAGATCGGAAAGCGTGGCGCTACTCGGAACGTCATCGACCGATTGGGCTACGCGATCGAGGTCAGCCAAATAGCTCTGCTGCTCAGTGGTGAGTTCATCCCACTGAGGCATTCGAGATTTGATGCGTGCCATTATTGAAGCCTGAGCGGCCTTACCTTGGCGTCGGCGAGAACAACCGAGCGCGCGACGGGATCGCTGATTGCCAGTTCACTAACCAATCCCTGCGGACCGAACTTCCCAAGCCGCCGCGGGCTGATGCGTGTTTTTGATTTTCCCCGCTTGCCGAGTTTGATGTGGCGTTCAATGGCGATGGAGTTGCCGCCGTCCTTGTAGACCCGCAGCATCACGTCAGGGTCGTAGCCCTGCGCTGCGGTGTCCACGAGGCCAAAGCCTGTCGCCATGTCGAAGTGCAGCGCGTCGGCAATGCCGCCATTCGGGAACACATGCATGGGCGGGAAGCGCACCGTCCAAATCATCGGACTACCAGCTTCCGTGTACGTGTTGTTATCGAGATAGTAGATCGTGCCGTTGTGGATACTGCCGACCAGAACCATGCTCCAGGCAAACACGGCAAAGCGCATCTGCCAGACGTCTTCCTGGTAGCTCTTGCGCTGATGCCAGAGGTTGGTTGCGGCATCGTAGGTATACGTCCACGACCCGTCCGTGATCGTGTAGAACTCATGGCCAGACCGGGACCAGGAGAAGCCGATAATCCCGGTCTGGTTGTCACTGTCCCTGATCTTGGCCTCGATTTCGTAGGTCGAAATCCGAGTCGGCGTGTAGCCGTTCATCCTGTAGACGATGGCATTCTCGCCAACCCAGCCCAGCGTATTATCGAACGACGCAACCGAGTTGGCCGCCATGATGCCGCGGGGAATTGCGCGGTTGATCAGCGGCTCGAATGGAAAATCGGCATTCCCGGTGTTGCGCCAGACCTCAATCGTGCGCTGCGACATGATGAACAGCTCACCGCGGTCAGCCCAGACGCGGATGAGCTTATCCGGCGACTGTTCGGCCGTGGCGTAGTCTGTCCCGTCGATTTCCTTCATTTCGTTGATTGAGGAAATGAAGAACCGGCCGTCTTCGATGCCGAAGATCGTATAGCCGCCCTGCTGCGCGATGCTTACGGCGGTCGGCAAATCATCGTCGTCTATCTTGCTGACTGCATCGCTCTCAATGACGTAAATACCAGCAGCGCACAGGATGCCAACCTGCGGCGTGGATTTCTGGTTGCGAACGATCTGAACAACGTCAGTCCCAGGAATATTGCCGACACGGGTAGCCGTTGCGGTCGTGCCGTCATAGGTGATCTTGTAGGCCGATGAAGAAAACACCGCATAGATGCAGTCCAGGTCTTCAAGATAGATGAAGCCGCGCATCGGCGTGTCGGCCACCTCCTTGAACGAAACCGCCCCATCGCAAGGGACAGCCGCGTAAGGCCCCTTCCCGTCCGTGCCGATCTGCTCGGCATAGGCATTGATGAGCGCCGTCGTTCCGAGGAAATTATAGCGTTGGCCATTTGATCTGGTCGGAACGGCTACGGCGGTCAAAAGTAGGTCGCTCCTGTCGGCACATTGGTCGGCTGCTTCATCGAAAGCTGGCGCAGATAGGTTTCGGCCGGCTCAATCCCAACCGCTGCCTCGATGATCGTGAAGCTGCCAAATGTCGGTCCTACAGCCAGGCCAAGCCTACGCGACAGCGCCGTGAGATATTCGGTCGGGACGCTGACTTCCGAACCGTTCCAGATCGGCAGATTTCGGACAGCCATGGCTGCAACTTCCGACTCGATGATCTGCTTGGTATCCTCAAGATCATCGCTGGATGGCGTCTCGTCAGGCCCGTAGAGCCCCAGGTCGCGAAGGACACGGGTCGCAAGCTCGTCTTCCGTGAAGCTCACGCTGCCCTCCGCTTCATCGCGCGTCGCTGCTTGCGATTGAGCCCGGCGCCAGCAGCAAATTCTTCACGCAGATAGTTCTGATAGGTCCCGATCTGCATCTGATGGGCGTACAAGGCCTGCATCAGGCCATCGCCATAGAGCGTCACTTCCAGCGGGTCTTTGCCCTTAGCCCATTCCACCATCTGGTCGGAGAACTCGCAGGCCTGGGACAGCATCATGCGGTTCGTCTTGTAGACGACACCATTCAACTCGACAGGAACCCAATTTTCGGGAAGCTCGCCGCCGTGGACGTGGGTCTTGTGGGTGTAGGATGAGTCCCCACCGAAGATGTGCACTTCACGATAACCGAGTGCATAGGCGAGGTTCGGAGCGCGGCCGAGACACGTTGAGCCGCCATAGATCAGGCACGCATCGGCCGGTTGCTTCACCTGACCATCAGCCATGAACCACAGCCTGACGTTCCGATCCTTCAGATGATCGAACACCTGAGGATGGACCTGGGAGGCGAGATAGTACGTGACGTCAGTCGGAGGCTCAGGAAGCGCTTCCAGCAGGAACCATTCCGGGTCGATGCCGACAAACCCGGTCGGCTTGATGCCGCGATGGCGCATCCATTCGAACGAGCGGTTGATGCCCCAGATTTCACCGTCGAAGTTCTGGAGGATTTCCACGCAATCGGTGACAGACGGACCAGAGCCGACGATGGCGACCTTACCGGGACGCCGCGGGCGGTTGACCACGCGCGGCAGATCGCGAGCCAGTGCGCTATCGATATAGCACTGACGCGCGTCCACATCGGCAACACAGTCAATATCAAAGACCTTGTCGATCGTCCCGGCGTCCTTGACCGGAATGAGCTTAAGCTGCTGCATTGATATCCTGCATCGGAGCGCGGAGAAAAGCGGCCATGAGGCCGCCGCACTTGATCTTCCATTCAGGGTGCATCTGAACGATAACGCCGAACTGCGACACCTGTTTGAGCATGGACAGCTCGCACATGAACGGCCCCTCGCCGTTGATCATCACGGGATTGAGCGGGGCTTTGGTGTCTTCGTCGTAGGTGCCGTGCTTGTAGCAATAGCGCCCAGCTTCAGCCGAGGAATCGGCACCATAGATTGTGATGCCTCGAAACCCGAGCATGTAAGCAAGGAACGGTGCGCGCGTGAGGCCGGTTGTGCCGCCTGGGATCATCCAGAGGCCAGCCGGGAATTTCACTCCGGTTTGTTCGGGGAACCAGACCTCGATATTGAAGCCGTCCAGGGCGTCGTAAACCGAGCGGTCACAGAGCCCTGACAGATAGAACTTGGTTCGTGGGTGGGCTTTGCCGATGTATTGAGCAAGCCCTGGTAGCGGGTCCACACCGACGAAACCACTGGGCACAACTCCATGGTCAAGGAGGAAATTGTAAGCGCCGTTGCAGGCCCAGACATTCGGCGTCTCCCTGATTTCATCCAGATACTCCCGAACGGACGGACCGCTTCCGACGATGGCGAGACGGTCAGTCCGTTCAGGTTGCGGCGTGCAGAGCGGAAAGCCGCGAGACAGAACCCATGACAGGTTCTGCTCGCAGCCCTCGTTACTGACAACGCATTTGCTGTCGAGGAGCGTGATCAAGACGATTGCGACTGATAGTAGGCAACCGCGAGAGTCAGCGTTCCAGTCGTCAGACCGTTCGCGGAGGTGATGACGGTCACCACCGCGTTGCACTCGTCCGACGTGAGCAAGTAGCTGTTGCTCATCAGCAGACCGCCCAACGGAAGCTTGCGGCCGGTTTCCGGCTTATAGCCGGTGACGGCCGCGGCGTCCGGGCCGAGAGCCCACGAGGCCCCAAGCGCGTTCGACGTGGACGACGCCGACACAGCCGTTCCGTCCGCAGCGGTCACGGCCTTGTCCACACCGATATTGATGGTGAGACAGGCTGAGCCCGAGCCGGTCGAATCCAGCTTGTCGCCCAGCAGCTCGCCGCCGACGATCATGGCACCCTTCGGAAGCTTGCACATCACGAAGGTGTCGGAGGGAGCCGGGTTCGATGTCACTTCGATCGTGCCCCAAGCCCATTTCAGATCGCCGGCAAGGCCGCCGGAGACGGAAGGCTTATTCGCGCCAGCGCGAACTGCAGTGTTCACAGTCATGGTTGTGCTCCTTAGCTATCGATGCTGGCGAAGAAGAAGCCCGTCACCATGCCCCACTGGACCAAGGCGCTCGCATTGGTGAGCGACTGGGCGCCAGTCGAGTTGTTGGTGACGTACATCGGATGCTTCTTGAAGTTCTTGATGATGCCGTAGGCCATCTCGATGCCGGTGCCGGTGATGAAGCCGTAGTCGTCTTCTTTCCGGAACGTGGGCTTCGCCATCTGGCCGAAGGCGATGGTTGCGGCCTGCTGACCACACAGGAACACAGGCTCGACGCGGCCAGACACCGAAGCGCTGGCGAGGGTCGTCCAAGTGTTCGTGGTGAAGGTCGAGATTTCCGGGACCTTCCGGATGATCACGCCGTCGTAGATCAGGTCGCCGTCCTGGAAGATCGGGTTGCCATCCATCGAGCGGCCTTCCCGCGGACGCGCATCGCGGTTGGCCTGGAAGATGGTGGAGTCCGTCTTCGCATCGCGGAACGCATACGAGCCGGCGAACAGGACGTAGTACTCGTATCCGTCCTCGGTCTTGTACGGCCGGATTTTCGGCGAGCACATTTCCGCACGGCGCTTGAGCATCTGGACCGTGGTGGCCGTCAGCTTCACCGAACCGATCACGGACAGCGCCGAAGTGGCCGAAGCCACCGTGGAGCCGCTGACGTGGTTCGAGATGGCGTTGCCGAACAGCACGCGGTCGACGTTGTCGGACACCCAGGTGTTGCGCTGGGCGGCGGACGCCTGGTCCCAGAGAATGCCGTTGATACGCTGGCCTTCGTCCGTGCCCAGATTGGTGGGCGCGGATTCAGTCGGAAGCGCGAACAGTGCCTGGATCAGCTCGTCACGCTGACGTTCCGCGACAAAGTCGGCCAGGAGCGGCTTGGCCTCACCGAAGATATCGGCCGAGTCCTTCTGGCTTTCCGCCTTGGTGGTGACCACGGCGTGACGGAGCCAGTCGATCCAGGCCCGCATGCCGTAGTTGTTGATGATTTCTTCCGCACCGGCCAGCGTGCCGGTGGACTTGCCCGAGCCCGTCAGTTTCGTGACGAGCGGGATATTCATCTGCTCGCCACCCTGCTTCAGGTCGTTGGCGATGCGGATGATCGAATCCAGTCCCTCGCCCATGTAGGGCCGGAACAGGTTCTTGCGCACAAACTCCCGGTTGATCTGCTGGGTGAATTTGATGAGCTTGTTATTGCTTTGGATCGTGGTAACGGCCATAGCCGTTGGTCCTTTCGCTTAGCCGCTACCGCCAATAAAAAGCCGCCTTGCGGCGGCCGTTCATTCGGACTTTGGGTCCGATTATTTGGCGAAAGCGTGCTTGAAGAGGGAGCCACTGCTCATATCGGCGTCGGTGAGGTTTTCACCTTTGTCACCCACACCCGTCGCGCGATTGAGCGATGGCGGCATTGATACGGGAGGACGTCCGTTCGGTTGAGAGGTGCCCCTGAGCTTGTCCGCGACCTTCTGCATGAAGGCCGGATCGTTCAGGGCCTCTTCCATCACCTTGGTCCGATAGGCGTTGAGGTCGCCGCCGATCTGGCTCAAGGTCTGTCGTTCGTCGTACAGCTTCACCAGCTCGTGGTATGGACTGCGAGCATTCTGCATACGCGCTCGCTCAGCGGGTCCGAGGTTGGTTTCCGCCCAACGGTAGGCGGTATCGACCTTTTCATCGCCGAACTTGTCCCGTGCCAGGATTTCCGATTGTGAGAACCGCAGCGTTTCAAGCTGCGACTGGAATTGGCCGGAAAGGTGCTGCTGCCAGGCGTTGGGGTCCTGGAAGATATCCGGAGCCGGGGTCTGTTGCTGCTGAGCGCGGAACTGCTGCATTTCACGCTCAAGACGGACGCGGGTTTGCCGCTCCTGCTCAAGCTGACGTGCAATGGTCTCGCGTTCCTCACGGATTTCACGCAGGCGCCATGACGGCACCTGTGCTTCCGCTTCGGTCTTCTCAGTGACGGGCTGCTGGGTGTTCGCCTGGGTTTCGACTTTCGCCTCAACCTTCGGCTCGACCTTGGCAAAGCGGCCCTGCTCGTCCCTCGTGCGGTCCGATCGCTCAGGCTCCGGCTGGACTTCCGTCCGTTCCGTCACCTGTTCGGCCGGCTCGTCACCCAAGACGCCAGCAAAGATTTCCTTGTCCGATACTCCGACGTCGACAGTTTCAACCGACATTCTACGTCCTTTCGCGATTTCGCTGCGATAGCGTGTTCACCCTATTTCGCCGGGAGTAGCGCGCCTGGTGTCGTTCAGGCAGACGGATGCTCCGTGTCGTGGAGCGGACGAATTAGACGATGACCGCCTCAGCAAGGAAGTTGGTAATGCTGTGGTAGTCGTTCATATGGTTGCCGCTGCCGCCTGCGATCAGGCCGGCTGCCTGGGTTGCGGCGTATGTGCCCTGCAGATAGGTCAGGTCCACAAACGGAGCGTTGTTCGCAACCGCAATATCGCGGGTGTATTTCGTATATGCCTGTCGAGCGGCCTCGCCGCCGACTCCGCTCGCATCGATTGGGGTGTGCGAAGCCAGGATGATCTTGCCTGCACCTACCGTCGTGCAGACCGTCTGCAGATCGGTCTTATAAGAGCCTTCCGGGGTGCCGTTGAGGCAATCGTTCCCGCCAACCGCGCAGATCACCAGATCGGGCGCCATGGCCGTGATTGCCGCCATCGGACCAAAAGCCGCATTGCCCGTGGCGATGTTTGAAATCGTCGCGCTCGACGCTCCGGCATTCAGAACGCGGACTGTCTTGATAGCCGAGTTCCACGTCTCGATGACCGCGATATGAATTCCGCCGGTCGTCGTGTCAGTCCGCTTGATGTTGATCGTATGCGTTCCAAGCGCGCACGATACCTGCGTCGTCTGGAAGCTCGACGTGCCGGCCGTTGGCACCGAAGCGAGCGCAGCGCCTCCGTCAACGTCAATCGTGAACGTGTCCCGACTTGTGTTCCTAAGCCATCTGGTCGAGATGGTATCGAATGCGGCGACCGGGGCGAAACCAAGCGCCGTCGTATCACCGGCCGTCTGACAGCTAAAGCAACCGTTTCCAACACCGCCAATACTGCCGAGCGAAGCGTTGCCTATTGTGCCCCAATTAGCAGAACCGTAAGTAACCCGGCTATCCGTTCCAGGAGTCGGCCCAAGGCTTCCGCCACACACGCCGTTGTGGATCGCCGGAATTCCGTTCGCAACGAGCACATCGGCCAAGAGCTTCGGCGTAGCAAGCTCGTCTCCGCCTTGGTCAAACGCCGCTCCAGTTCCGACGCCGACACCGCGCATCGTACTGCCGCCGAGGCAGATAACCGATGCGTTCGCCGTTCCCGCCTTGACCTGAGCAAGCTTGGCGGCCCATCCGGAAAGAAACCTTCCGCCGAGATTGGTGTACCCCTTGGGCCAGCGCTGACCAAACAACGCTGCCCGAGCCCCGCCGATGAGCATCTGAGGTTCACAAGGTCGAATGGTACTTGATGTCCGAATCGCTCAGATATCTGAATGCGATCCCGACCTTGTGGACGATGGCGCTCCCCGCATGCGCTGCCGTTGCCTGAAATCCGCGGCCAATTCTTGCCGTCGTCAGCGCAAGAGGCATGGCGATGTGGCCCTTATTGACAGCGCCTCCGTTGAAGCACTCATTCTGCTCGCCGGACTTTGTCCCGGCAATAATCCGGCCTCTCGCCACGGCCGGCCAAAGGTCAAGTCCGAGATCGCCGTCTTCCGTGGCGTTGGTCGAATTTACTGACCGCGCGAGCTGCTGACCCAAGGTTACCCGGCGGAACACCGACAAGCGGTTGTTGTTGCTGCCGTCGTCAACATCGATCGCCACGGCCGGGTTTTGGTTCAGCAAATCCGGGCTGAGATACGTGATTTCAGCCATGATGGTGTACGGCTGAGTGATGTCGGAGATGGGGAACGTATTGAACGAGATATCGTCGTTGCCGCGGTTGGCGCCGCCGCTGTTGATGTATGACGTTGGATACGGCGTGTTTTCCAACTGAGGCAGGTAGATCGTGCCGGTGAAGGCGACATTGACGTTTCCCGACACGGTGCAGGAGAAATAGAACGGACTGCCATGCGTCGCCGACCCGGTGCCCGAGATCGTTGCAGTCGTTGCGGTCAGCGCCGCCGACCCATTCGCCTCCGCATTAATCCAAAGCGTGTAGCTTGAGCCTGCCGTGACAGCGACATCTACGTTCGTACCGCCGGTTGGCGTCGTGCTCGCCAGCGAGTTTACCTTTGGCCCGATATCGACCATCAGGCCGTCCAGGATTGTCCCACTGCGAATGCGCAGGGTATTGGTGGCATAAACCTGCTTGGTCATGCCCGGCGGATCGATCCATGTAACGTTTGTCGCGGTGTTCTGGCCCCGCGAGTCGGTCAATCCAGTCGGCAGTACGCCTCGATATGATTGGTGCTCGAAATCCATCAGGATATCGAACACGCGAAGCTTGGGCGTTTTGCCGAATAGTACGGCTCGCGCCCCGCCGACAAGCATGTCAGTCCTGCAAGATGCCGAGCCGCAGCATCACGCCGTTCGCCGTGTACGTTGGCGTGCCGGTGCCATTCACCACGGCGACGAATAGGCTTGAGGAGCCGCTGGCCGATCTGATCGGGATGGCGAGATTGCTCACGCTGGCGACCTTGACCCCACCCAGGTCGTAATAGTCGCCAGAGGAAATCTGCACGCGGCCGAAGATGGCTTGCGCGTTGGCATCGCTGATCGACGGCGCGGAGTTCTCTGTTCCGAACGATACATTCTGATCCAGAAGCCATACGTCGAAGGCGACGCCTTGATCATCCGCATCGATGACAGTGATTGATTGAAGAATTCCGCCGAGGTTGACCGCGCGCAGGGCGTTGGTGACCTCTTGAGTATCGGCCAGCAAGTCTCCGGACGCATAGGCGCTGGTATCGAGCGATAGCGTCACCGGGGCGTGGTAGGACCTGGATTCCAGTTCAATGCGTGCGCCCATTTATTGAGCCCTCTGTTGCGCGATCTTGCGATCAGCGTCCGCGTTCATCTGGTCGAAGTGCATCTGATGCGGCGCAAGCATTGCGTCCTGGTGCGCCTTGAAGGCCTGTGCCCGCTTCTGCTCAGCGGAGGCCTGCGTTTCCTCGATGTCGGCCGCAGCCTGCATGTCCTGCAGATGCGCCGGGATTTCGTACTCCTGCTGCTGTGGCTGGCCAGGCTGTGGCTGGTTCGCGTCCGAGATCGCCTTCACAGCCTGAGCCTGCTTGAGCTGAGCGCTCGCATTGGTCTCCTGGACCTTGGCAACGGCGCCGGCCAGTTCAGCCTGCTTGGCCTGCTGCATCATCGGGTCAGGCGGTTGATTGGCGGCTTCCTTGAACTGCTTTTTGGTCGAAGCATCCAGGGGCGACGCCTGGATCAAGCTGTTCACCGCGGCCATGGCCATCGACGGCGGCATCATCGGCGCAACCGCAGGCAGGATTTGCTGCAGCGCGTCGAACAGATCGCCCATCATGTTAACATGGTCGCCGCCTTCATCCATGATGATGTCGACGTCCAGCGCGCCAAGCTGGTTGATGATCGCGGGCATGCCCGTCTTGGGATCAATGCCGAGACCGTTGACCTGGATGAACTGAGCCAAGCCTTCGTCATCCGTCACACGAATCCAGCGCTCGGCCGTCCAATGCTGCTGGACTGCGTTCCAGATCGCCCGGTAAACGCGGAGTTTCCAACCGCGATAGGCCAGAATGTACGGCCCGAGCTGGGCCATACCGGCGTTCTGCTTAAGCTGGATGGCGCGGCCCGACTGAGCACCGCTTTCCTCACCCACAAGCTCGGCGTTCGGCCCAAAGCTCTCGATCTCGCCGTAGGCCAACTCCATCATCTTGGTCCAGCCGGCGAAGTCGAAGGACTGATCGTCGGCCTTGACGTTCTCGCCAACGATGCCGTTGACGACCACGACGCCGTCAGGCTTGGCCCATTCGCGACGGGTCGTCTCGACGTCCTGGACGCCGCCGTTACGAACGATCAGCCGTTTCGAGGCCAGAATGTGCTGAAGCTTGGACTGCCGGGCGTTGATGGCGTCCTGCGCAGACTTCATGTTCCGGTGGAAGCCGTATCGATCGCCGTCCTGATCGACGTTGGCCGAGAACATGATGTACTTGCAGATCGTGCGGCCTTTCTCATCCTTGAGATAAGACCGGCCCTCCATGAGCTTGGTCGAGCCCGTGAAGATCGCCCAGCACCATTCGCCCTTGTGCTTGTACCAACAATCGACGACGCGAACGCGCTGGCTTACGCCGTCCGACGAGAACCAGCGGTTTTCGCGGTCCGAGCCGGTCGAGAACTCCGCGGCGTCTGACGCCTCAAGCTCGTCAGCCTTGTCCGGAAACATCTCCTTGGCGATGTCCAGGTCCAGCCACTTCGCAATACCGTTGAAGCCAGCATCTGAGAAGTCCGCGCGGTACGACCGTGGGTCGTAGAAGAAACAATCCGGCTCTACGATTTCGAAACCGATCTCGGGGTCGCCCTGGTCACCAGCCTCGATGATGATCTCTATTCCGCCGATGCCATCGATCGCGCCATCACGGGCGCATTCCGGGGATTTCTCCTTCCAGCGCTGTTCGTCCAGCACATAGCGGACGGTTGCGGTGGCGAGTTCGGCACCTTCCTCATGCTGAGGCGTGCGGGGGAAGGCCTTCGGGTCCTGACGCAGCCGTTCCAGCAGCCCAACAACGCCATCGACCTTGCGGGCAAAGCGGTTGAATACCGTGGGCGGCTGCTGCCGTAGCTTCAGGACCTTGATCTGATCCGCGGTCCACTGGCTGGCGTGGTAATAGCGCCGCGCGTCCTTCTGTTCCTCGATCTCCTGACCCTTGGAGCCGAGATAATCGGTGAATGCGCGCTTGAGCTTGCCGAGCGACCAGTAGCCTGTTGTGGCATTGTCCGAGCCAGCCGCTCCCGTTCCGACTGCATTAGGACTGCCACCGGGTGAGTAGTCGGAGAATGTGGAGGGCATTAGTCGTTATTGAACCCAGCCTGCTGCGCGCAATGAAAGCGCGTGGTCATCCCAGTTCCCAACTGGCAGAACGAAAGAGCAGCCCCAGAAACGCAGTCGAAGATCAAATGTCGTCGCCTCGTGCAGAGCGAGTTCAGGCGCGATTGCCGCTAGAGCCTGCCGCACCTCCATGAAGCGGCCGTAATCGACCATGATTTCAGTAGCAGGCGATGCGCGATGCACGGCCTCACAGAGTTCTTCGCGCGTCATGCCACCATCCATTCCCCGTCCGAGCGCTCGCCTTCGTCATACCGCTTGTAATCGCCAGGCTTCCGCTTCGGCTCCGGATCAGGCAACTTGTTGCCTTCCATGATGCTGTCCAAGAGCTGGCCTACGAGCCCGAGCGCATCGACTTGGTCGTCGTGCTTTCCTGCCGGGAAGCTGAGGAGTTCGGACCGGAGCGCAGCAAACCACGGCGCCGAAGTCGGCACGTAAAGTCCGTCAAGCGCCATTCGGCCGCGAATGGACTGCGCGCGGACAGCCTTATCGCCCCGAGTAGGGAATTGACGGCGATAGACGTAAGCGCTGCGCTCACGCATTCGACGGTCCAGAAACGGGCCGACACCAGCGCGAATCTGGCCCTGCTCCTCAGCCCATTCGATGGGCTGGTATTCCTTGACGAGGTCACAAAAGGATTCGATCCATTCGTCGGAGGCGGACTGCTTGCGCCAGAGGTCAAGTAGATACAGCCGTCCTTCTGGATCGGCCCCCACGACAGCGTGGACAGTGAAGTCTCCGCCATCTGCTGTGACAGCGTAGTCCGATGCACCGTAAACCCGTAGGGTTCGTAGGTCTGGTCGACGGTCATAGGGCCTCAGCCATTCCGCCCGGAAATAATTCCCGTCTTCCGGTGCAGGTCGTTGTTGATAAAGAGCTGACCAGTCGCGTGGTCCAACTGCACGACGCTTCCGGTCGAGTTCGGCTGAAGATTCCCAGTCAGGCCAGAGCGGTTGACCAATAGCTCGCCCCAAAGGATCGTTGGGTTCTGCCAGCGCTGGGAGGCTGATAATGGTCCATTGATCGCCACCAGACTGGGCTTCAATGAGCAGGCGTCCAGCAAGATCATCTTCGTGCCACCTCGTCTGAATGAGAACGATGCGCCCGCCTGGCTTTAAGCGGGTATAGAGGTCGGACTTGTACCAGTCCCAGGTTTTGTCGCGGATCAGTTCAGAATCGGCGTCTTCGCGACTACGTACAGGGTCGTCAATGACAACAAGATCGGCACGGCGACCTGCAATAGCGCCGCCCACACCTGCGGCAAAATACTCTCCGCCGCGCCCAGTTTCCCAGCGTCCAGCAGCCTGAGAGTCAGCGGCAAGGTCAACGCCGAGAACACGGCCGTGTTCAGAAATAAGATTGCGTACACGTCGCCCCCACTTCTCGGCCAGTTCCGCCGTGTGACTCGCCGCAATCACACTCGCATCGGGTTGCTGCGCAAAGTGCCAAGGTGCATACAAAATGCTGGCGTATGTGGACTTCGCAGCGCCGGGCGGCATGAACACCGCCAATCGGTCAATCTCGCCTCTCGACACAGCCTCAAGCTTGCCGATCAGGAGCTTGTGGTGCGCTGCAGGCTCAAAGCCGCAGTGACGGCACCAGTCAGTTAAGCTGCGACGGATCGATCGGCGCTTCAGCGTCTCCGTCAGAAGCTCCAGCTCCTCGGAGTTCTGCAATGCGAGCTGCAATTTCGCTATCCGATAGTTCAGTCACACGGCGTTCAATGGTGACGGTCTGTTCCTGAGCGGGCTTGCCGTCGAGCCTGTCGGCCAAGGCGTTGATGGCCTGCAGGTCGCCCGCCTTCGCCGCATCGATATGAGCCCGAGCAATGGCGCGAAGCTCCTTGCGGTTATCGCCAGCCGCAGCCAATTCCATGCGCAAGGCTTCGGCGTAAGGTTTATCCTTGCCCTTATTCGTACCGGAACGGCCTTTGACACCAGCCATTTTCAGAATACCTAAGCCTTTGACTTGCTGAGGACATAGTCCTTGAGTACTTCGTCTCCGAATTGACGCAGAGGCAGGTTGCTGGTGACCGAAGTCATGATCACCAATGGCTGATCGACAGCACCATAAATGGTGAGTTCTGGGAGCGCTTTCGCCGTCGCTGGAATGGCGACAGGAGCGACGGTTAGAAACCCAAGAAACCCGCGCCGATCCATCATGCAGCCTCAACTCGTCTCATCGCGTCGAATACCTTTTGGGCGATGTCCTGAGCTGAAAACGGGCCGATTGATGTTCTCTCCCCGATCTCAGTCAGCAAAGTTTCGCCGCCGATCTTCGCCATGGTGGAGGTGGCCTTTAACTTCGCCCGGCACTGACAATCGCCCGCGACGCAGTTCATGTAGGGGCCGTAAGGCTCCTGCTTGATCACGTCTGGTGCGGTGTCCAGACAGATACGTTCGGACGGTTTGAAGAGCGACATAATGCCGACCTGCGAATGAGTGGTTCGCCGAGAAGTTCCGAAAACTGACTGCGGTAGCCGGTCTGCAGAGCTGCATCCCGTTCCTTCAGGACGCGCTCTGGGATGACGATGTAGCCGTCTTGTTCGGCCGGCTCAGACTTGCGATTGGCTGCGGTTTTCTTGGCCTTCCACGCCCGGTGATACGCGAGGTGACGGGCGTGGTATTCTGCGTCTGTCTCGTCAGGCCGCCTCGCTATGCCCACTGGCAGCCTCCCAATGTTCCCAGAGGGAGGAGACGCCGAGGTGACGTTCAAGCAACCGCTTCGTGCTCGGAAGGAGCAGCCCGGAGACCCCTGGGGAGGACTGAATCTCCGGGCCGTCAGCGTCGACCGGGAGGGGAAACGGCGCTGAAAATGAGGACGCCTCCGAGGGCTCAAGTGCCGCTACGGTGCGCGCCAAGTCAGATTGTGCGAATGTAGACATCATAGGTGATTTGCCTGTCGGGTCAAGCCGGGGTTTCGCTATCAGCGGTCCAGCGCCCACAAAAATCGCTTCCTTGAACGGGCGGCCATTTTGATTGGTAATAGTGATTGCTATTTCCCAACGAGCCAACGTCGACCATAATTGGAGGGCCAACACGGCATTCGCCGCTGCCGCTATCAGAATAAACCCAAAGATGAAACCAACAGCAGTTTTGACATCGACGGGCGCGAGGTTCGATTTCGCTCATCCCGCAAACCCCCAAAGCTTCGCAAGTGATTCAAGACATTCGCGAAATCGACGGCCGATATAGTCAATCTCGCGCTGGCGTGGCATGCATCGAGCCGCCGCAACCTCAGCAATCGACATGCGCCGGCCGAGAATATCTTCCACCAACGAAGCCCCGTAGCTACCCAGCGCAGCATTGGCCAGCTTCAATTGCCGCAGCGCGTTGCTCATGCGCTCGATGTCCGGCTCCTTGAACCGGCCGCCGTCCACAGCCTCCTTGGTCGTGTCGATCGCCTTGGCCCCGCCGATCTCGGAATCCTCCCGGAAGAGCTGCCAGCGAAGCCCAGCATGGTACTGCGCATCGTCGATTTGCTTGCGGACGTGCATCCCTGCCAATGGGTCGTCCCTGACGGATTTCAGCACCCTGAGCTTTCCGCCGGCCTCCAGGGGGTCATCCACGATGACCGAGGCAACCCGCGAATTGATCGGCAAGTCAGCGGTCAGCCGATCGTGAATCTTGGTTCCGTCATTGCGTCCCGCCATGATTACCCCGTGCATCTCAGCCTCCTGTCCCATAATCAAAGTGCCGCTTCCCGCCGAGCTTGTTCCACCCATCATTCGGTTGCTCGAAAGCCCCAACCGGACGACCGTGCTTCTTCAGCAAATCCTCGTATGAGGGACGCTTAAGGTCCGGTTTTGACTCGTATTTCGGGAGAGACCGCAGGGGTTTCGAGTTGTTGATCCGGTTCTCCCGCTGGGCTTCCAGCTCGCAAGCGTGCCTCAGCTCTTTGAGCGTCGGCATGAAGTCCGTTCGGCTCGGAAGGCCCGTCAACGGGTTCGTAACCTCGTAGATCACGTTCTGGCTGTATTGCGCGAGGACCGCCGAAACCGCCGTCGAGTACCTGGCTGGATCGTTCGCCTCCCCCTTGCGATAACTGCCGAGGAGGATCGCTGCCCGCTCCGTTGCGAAGTCTAAGTGCTGCAATTCGCTGTCGGTTGGCGCTGAGTTCTGCGAGAATTGGATTTCCGGCGTCTTTTCGAACATTGGGCTTTCTCGTGTCGGGTTCATCGTCCCAGCAGCCTTTGCTGAGCCACGTTTGCGGGTGTTTTGTGAATTCTGGATCGGCCGTGGCCGCATAGCCACGGACAGCAGAAATCAATTTCTCAAAGGAAACGGACTTCCGTCGAACCCGGTCTAGCTCTCGCAGCGCGCCCTGCTTCCCGACCTTTCGGGGATAGGCTGCCCAAAACACTTCCCGGAAGTCCTCGGGCCAATCGTTGGGTTGATGAATATCACTCTTCCCTACTTCAATGCTTTCAGTGCTTTCTGTTTTGTCCCGCTGCTGTCCCGCTGCTGTCCCGCTTTGTGTCCCACTATCTGTCCCGTCAGGTAGCGAAACCTTTTGGTATTTGTCGTAGTTGCAGATAGTTATGACGAGAATTCCTGTCCCGCTATCTGTCCCGATCATTGTCTCAGCACGCAACTTATCGAGAAACCTATCGACGGCCGACTTACTCCACTTCCACCGATCGGCCATGAACCTGACCGAGGCAGAGAGCTGACCGCGCTCAAGTTTGACCACTCGACCCGATACATTTCGGGTTCTCGCCTTGAACGAGGCCTCCCCGAGAAGCCATAGCCATGCCTCGCGCTGCGTCAGCGGCTCATCCTCGAAGATTGGATGATCCCAAATGCCGCGATCGATGGCAAAGACGCCGCGCTCGCTCAAGCAGCCCTCCCCCGCAGCAGCCGCCATGCCTCAAGGCATGCGATAGCCTCATCCAGCCCTTCGGCGACCACGGCATGACCGCCCGCAGTTCGGACGCGAGACTGGAACTCCAATTGGGACTCGGTCGGCCTGCCACCTTCGGCCTTGAGTTCGAGCGCAAAGATTTCCCCACCGTGGATGCAGATGAAATCGCTGACGCCTGGTAGCATGCCCATGCGCTTGAGCGTGCGGCCCTGCCGTGGTTTCCGCTTTCCCTCGTTGGCCGTATGCCACCAAAGGACATCACTGTGCGCCCGCGCGCGAAGCTGGTCGCAGACCGCGATATGAATCTGATCTTCCTCCCTCACGCCGCGGCCTCGCTCTTGAGCTGTTCCGCGCGCAGCAATTCCAGCCGGCGCCGCAAGGCTCCCCGCGGCTTGTGCCGGCGCACCCGGTCGTCAATGACGTTCTGGAGAGCCGCGATCGGCAGAGCCTGCTCCAGCTCCTTGATCGCGGCCCAGGTGTCCAATGTTTCATTGGCGAGCTGCATCGCGCCCCTCCAATTCGGGTTTGTACGCAACGCAACAAACCGAGATTACTGAACGACGGCAGCCGTATCGGTATTGAGGACGACTTCCGCTATTCGAAGCTTCAAGACTTCGACTTCGTCGTTGAGCCGGTCGTCCGTCTTGATGCGCGCGCCGATCTTCCGAGCCGCATGCAGGACAGTCGTATGATCGCGTCGGCCGACTTGCCGTCCGATTTCGGGGAGCGACCGCAGCGTGAGCGTCCTCGCCAGATACATCGCCACCTGACGAGGCTTAACGATGTCGGCGGTGCGCCGCGCCGATTTGATGTCCATGAGCGTCACGCTGTAAAACTTCGCAGTTTCCCTCACGATCATGAAGATCGACGGAATCCGGACCGCTTCGGTCGGCTCTGGAATGCACACCGGGAGCGGTATGACCGGCGCAGGGGCTGGAATTGCCTTGACCGGCTTCGGCTCCTCGGGGGCTGCCTTCGGCAGAAGCTTTATGACTTTGTGTTTGTCAGCGTGATGTTCGATCAGGCGGGCCAGCAATTCATCGCAGGCGTGTTGGTTTCGCTCGCGCTCTCTTTCGCGAAGGTCCCGCTCTCCTGGATATTGTGTCGGCCGGGCCGATGTTGAGGAACGACCCTCTCGGCTCTGCTCCGCAGACAGAGCAACGTGGTTGTCCATACTACTCCCCTCCTCCGGGATTTTTACTGTTCCTCCGACTTACGCACGCAACGCAGCAGTTACTGAATGAAGTCGCACCCGGCGCCCACCGAGTTCTCCTCTGGTTGGCAGGATTGCCCTAACCGGGTGCTGTTCGAGAACTTGGTTGTCTCATTGCCCCATGCCGACCAGCCGTCACGAGGCTGGCGCGAGAACAATTCGAGATATGGCCCCTCACAGAAACGTTCGATGCGAGCGAACGATTCATCGGGCTTTCTGCTATGCTCCCGAATGTCCGACATAATGATTTCGTGGACGTCACGCGCTACGCGTTTCGGAGCGCCGGTCTTGAACAGAAGGCAATCCTCTGCGTTCTTGCGTGTCGTATAGCCCATGCCGGTGTGAAGCTTGTCGCCGCGGGTCTTCACCCAGAGGAAGGCACGGGCTGAATACTTGAAGCCCCAGGATCGGGCGATATTGAAAGTCAGATGCAAGCGCGGGCTCGTGGTCCACAGAAAGAGCCAACAGCCATCGGGATGCGCTAGTTCATCGACAGGCAGCCGGTTAATCTGAGTGTCCGTCATCCGGGTATAGTGTTGCGGCCTGCCCTTCGTGCCAGCCGCAAAGACCCAAGCAGGGTCGGCGACGATGGCGCGGAAGTGGTGTTTGGGGAGGCCGTCAAACATGGTCAGCCCCAGGGCGGCACGATGAGGTCCACAAGCGCCTTGATCGATTGGGCGGATGGATGCTGTTCGCCGGATATCTCGTAGCCAGCCGTTCGAATTGAGCAGCCGACACGGGAAGCGAGTTCTTCCGCTGGTTTGGCTGGGAATAAGGCCTTCCACGCTTTACCGAAATTTGGACTGCAAATTCTTGCAGTTCCCTGCACGAGCTTGCGTTCGATTGCAGTCGCGTTCGCAATCTCCCGTTCGTAAACAGTACGCATGACAACGGCTCTCCCCGAAACGCAACAGAACTGGACTGCGCTTCCCCGAGCGCAGGAAGGCGCGGCCGACGATGTGTGTGCAGTACGTCGGCCGCGAAGTTGCCGAACGGCCGCGAGGACGTCCGGAGGCGATTGGAGGTTGAAATGGAGCTTGTCGGAAGCGCAGCCTTCGGAGCGTTCACGCTCGCGCTGCTGTTCGTTATTGCTTGGTGATCTGCGTCATTCGACAAATTTGAACAGTCGCAAGCGATACGAACGCGATTATTCCCGGAGGGCTGACATACGAAAGTGTGACATCGAGATGTCAGGTTTTCACTTGCAAGTGCAGTGCACCGTTCGGCAGGATACACTTCGGCTGAGATACGATCTGGCTGGGGGCGTGCATGGCCGAGCTGATCGAGACCGGCGACGAGCCGGAATACGTCGTGTCGGACATGGCTTACGCCGAGTTCGTGGACGACAGCAAACAAGTCCTTCGCATGTGCTTCGCGCACAAAAAACACGGTCGACTTGTCGCTCAATATACGACGGTCGTTTCGGTCCGCGATTTGGTCAAGATGATCAAATCGGCCGGCGAAGTTGTCGCCGATCAAGGAGGCCTGATGGCTTTCGCTTCCGAGATGGATGCCAAGGCTCATTGAGCCCCCAAAAGCTCGGCGAGGTCAGGGCGAAGCTCCCGCGGAGGGATTCCGGTTTTTTCGGCGACGGTCGGCAGGATCGAACGCGCGATCTTGCGCTGGCCGGTCTCCCACCGAGACCAAGAAACGCTGGCGACACCGACCTTTTCGGCCGCCTGCTCCTGGGTGAGGCCCTGATCTTCGCGGAATTTCTTGAGGCAAGGCAATTCGGTCATGGTCGACAGATTTAAACCAAACTGGTACAATGGTCAACACGTCAAATGTACCGCATTGCACCAATGAACTTATCCATTCCGGTAGGTAAGTTGCGGGGTATGCCGACCCGCATTGGCCCTAAGCGCCCCCTCCGCCTCTACCTGGCCGAATGGCGGGAACACAGGAAACTCACCCAAGAGACCCTGGCTGGTCGTCTGGGCGTCACCCATGTGACTGTTTCCCGCTGGGAGACCGGCAAGCGCCAGCCCGACCTAAACGCACAGGCGGCCATCGCTGAGGCCCTGGACATCGAAATAATGGACCTGCGGCGCCATCCGGACCAGCCGAGCGCCGACGCCCTGCTCCGGGATCAGCCCCAGGAGGTCCGGGACATGATCATCAAGCAGATTATCGCCATCCGCCGTTAATACGAGACTCGTTTCGGCCCGCGCTTTCTCTTTGCTCGGTCAACAACTTACCATTTTGGTATAATTATTTTCGTCTGGCCTATTGCGTTTTGTACCAGATTGGTTTAGTCTCGCTTCCATCAGATCGGGAGCGAACGACATGACCGACCCCCTCTTCATCATCGAAATGGACTTCGGCAAGCACGGCCGGGAGTTCAGCGGCGACCGCAACATGACGCGGGCCGATGTGGTCGAGGCCATCGCGCTCGGCAGCAACCGCGTCGTCAAGGTTCTCGAAATCCGCGAGGACGATAACCACTGCGAGGACATCACCGAGGAAATCGCCCTGGAGGTTGCCCAGCGCTTCGCTGACGACCGGGAGGAGGTTTCCTACGCCGTCATGAACTTCCTGCACGACCATCACCCTGCCGGCGTCACCTCGACGCACGGTCTCAACGTGGCGGCGTGAACGGAGAGCGCACATGACCGTTCAGTCCACGCCAGGCCCTTGGCGGGTTTCGCCCCTCGAAGTGGGCGGCTTCAAAATTCACCCGGCCAACAATCCCGATTTCAAAATATGCCGCATCGAGAACTCCATCACCTACTTGATGGCGTTCGATGAGGCCGCCGAACCGGATGCGCATCTGATCGCTGCGGCGCCCGAAATGCTTGCTGCGCTCGAACTGGCTGACGAAGCAATCATCCATCTCGACGGCGAACTGTCCTGCCAAGCAACGCTGCGCGCCATTCGAGCGGCAGTCGCCAAAGCAACCGGCAAGTCACGAGAGACGCCATCATGATCACCGCCTCCCTCGCCGTCTCTCTAGCTTTGCTGATCGCCCTTTCCGTTAGCGTCGTCGAACTGTCAGACAGGAGTAAGCCGTGAACGTTCCAGTCCCCATCCATGCGAACCAAGCCGTCGCACCGCGGTTCAGCTCGGACCAAGTCGACCTCATCAAGCGCCAGATTTGCAAGGGCGCGACCGATGACGAGTTGAAGCTGTTCCTGCATCAGGCGCAGCGGACCGGCCTCGATCCGATGGCCCGCCAGATTTACGCGATCAAGCGCGGCGGCGGTATGACGATCCAGGTGAGCATCGACGGCTTCCGGCTGATCGCTGAGCGCAGTGGAAAGTACGCCGGCCAGATCGGCCCGTTCTGGTGCGGACCGGACGGTCAGTGGCACGAAGTCTGGCTGGACGCCCAGCCGCCGGCTGCAGCTCGTGTCGGCGTGATCCGCTCGGACTTCAAGGAGCCATGCTGGGCCGTGGCTCGCTGGTCGTCCTACGCGCAGCAGAACAGCGCGACGTGGAAGAACATGCCCGACCTGATGCTGAGCAAGTGCGCTGAGAGCTTGGCGTTGCGTAAGGCGTTCCCGAACGAGCTTTCCGGGCTCTACACGTCGGACGAGATGGCCCAGGCCGTTGAGACCCCGGCGGCACCGCGGCAGAACCCACACGTCACCCGACCGGAGGATATCGTGCCGGCCGTCGAATACGACGAACACGGCGAGCCGGTGAACAACATTCCCCGTGGGGACGGCCAGATCGAGCGCATGTCCAAGGCGATGGCCCGGCCCGACTTTGCCAAGGCTCAGACCGAACTCCGCGCCACCAAGACGCCTTCCGAACTTCTGAAGTGGGGCCTAGCGAACGCCAACCGTGTCGAGACGTACCCGCTCGATTGGCAGGAGATCATGCGCGGCATCTACACCGATCACATGGCCAGCTTTACGACCGAACCGAGCGCAGCATGAGCCGAGCCTTGATCACAATCCACGGCGCTGCCGATCGTTCACGGGCTGCCCAGCTCTTGGCGCAAGTCCCGGCTGGCACGCGGGTTGAGTTCAAAAAGGCCAAGCGCTCGCTGCCCCAGAACGATTTGCTCTGGGGACGGCTGACGGACGTGTCACGCCAACTCGAATGGCACGGGCGCCGGCTGACACCCGCGGATTGGAAAGACGTGTTCACGGCAGCGTTGCGCGAAACCCGCGTTGTGCCCGGCATCGACCCAGGGACTTTCGTGGCGCTCGGGCTGCACACGTCCGACATGTCCAAGGACGAGATGACCGAACTTCTGGACCTGATCGACGCCTTTGCGGCGCAGCACGACATCGAACTGAGCGACCATCGCGGCGAGGAACAGCATGAGCAACTTCAAGCGACCGCGTGAGATGAATCCGGACCATCTCGCCTTCGTGCGGGCGCTGCCTTGCGCGTCGTGCGGCAATGACATCGAGACTGAAGCCGCTCATGTGCGCTTCGGCTGTCTCGAAATCGCCAAGCCGCAGACGGGCATGCAGATCAAGCCGGACGACAAGTACACGGTGCCGCTCTGCAACCGCTGCCACACGGCACAGCATGCCTACGGCAATGAGCAAGCCTGGTGGGACCAGCTCGGGCGCGACCCGATCAAGCTATCGCTGGCGCTGTACAGCGTGAGCGGCAATCTGATGGAAGGCGAGCGCATCATTCGTGCGCGGCCGTAACGGGACATATGGGGGAGAGAAATGACGCCAAGGCAGCTTGAAACTCTGATGGAGATTCGTTCCGTGCTACGGGCCGCCTACGCGGAGTATTTCTCCAGCGGAGATGGATGCACCAAGTCATCAGACGGGTATATCGGCATCAAGTATCCGCCCCACTGGCATGATGGGTGGGAGCGGGACGAGGCCACCGGAATCGAAATCTATAGCTACTCACTTGGCCCATCCCGCATGCACGAATGGCACAAAAGCGACAAGCCAGAGGAAGTCGCGCGAAGCGATTACCGATTTAAATATTGCGCGGACCCATTTGCGCAAGCTCTGGCAGACGTAAAGGAGTGGCAACGCGAATTGCGCGTGGACATCGCTAACGACTGATATGCGCGGATGAGATGGGTGAACCACTTTGGTTTCTAACAAAGGACGGCGACAAGTCTTGCCTGGAACTCTATGAACGACACTACAGCGCATATCATTACAAAGACGGCAGACGACGCAGCCAATTCGTCGGGCCGGGGCAAACCATCGTCCTCCGCACAGCTGCTGCCGACGCTCTCTTTGTTTGGCGAAAGTTCATCGACGACGCCAAGCCAAAGCAAGACGGCGTCAACTGCGCAATCTTCCGAAACGAAAGCCCCCACCTATCGTCCGAGCTTGTCCGACAGGCTGACGCAATCGCTGATCACTGCTGGCCTGGTGAGAGGCATTACACCTACGTCCGCGCGGAAGCAGTGCGGAGCCGTAATCCTGGATTTTGCTTTCTCAAGGCGGGATGGCGGCGATGCGGAAAAACCCAAGGCGGCCTGCTCATCTTTGAGCGGTGACCGCTGATCCCTCAACAAGGCAAATGGCAATGATTACGACCGAGAAAGAAGCCCAGCAGAAGCGCTGTGCAAGAGACCTGAGCGACCGCTGCATTACTACGCAGTGCATGGCTTGGCGCTGGTGTGAAGCCCCGCTCGATTGTCGGCCGCGTTCCCTCTACAGCAAGAGGACAGGCCAGAAGGTTACGGCCGCCGTTGGCGATGACGCCGATTGGCGCCTTGACGATCCCTCGCAACCAGAGCCAGAGCGCAAAGGCTACTGCGGAATTGCGGGTGTGCCGCTCGGTCAGCACTGACAGCCGATTAACGCGAAGGAAGAAAAATGGATCAAGCATCAATCGTAGCCGCAACAGTCCGCCAGGATTGCGCGGGAGAGCCGGACCTGATGGAGCGCATTCGTAAGGCGATGAAGGCCGCTCGCAATCACTGGATGGTTTTGGATGAGCCGTCGCAGTTCAAGGGCGCTATCGCGGCGGCCATGATGGAATCCAAGGATGCGGAACGTGATCGGATTTTGCGGTCAGCTCAATCAATCGGCAGGGTTGGCGCACTGATCGCGGCGCTACAGGCGGGCGTTCCTGTCGACATTGAAGCAATGGCGGCCGAGCCGGAAGACGAAGACCTGATCCCGCTTCGCAAGCTTTGGGATGAAGCTGCGTGACCACGCCGACGCCCATCACAACGGATGAACGCCGCCCGCGCAAATTCAACAAGCGCGAGCAGCTCCTGGCTCACGGCTTCATCCCGCCATGGCTCGACATGGACATGATGTGCCTGTGCCTGCCGATCAGCTCGAACACTGTGGATAAGTGGGTCAAGGACGGTTTACTCCCGCCCCCTCGCCTGAAGGGCGGCAAGCAGATGTGGAAGTGGTCCGAGGTCGACGAGTACCTTACCAGCGGAGGGGCCCAATCCTTGGACCCTGAGGCCGAGAGGATCAAAAATGCAACGCGACGAGCCATTGAAAATCGCGCGGATAACTGACGACTGCCTCGCAGCGGTCATACGAGACTTCCTGAACTCACCGAAGTTCAGGGCCTATTCGGATTCGACCAGGACCAGTTGGGGGCGGGAATTGAACTTTCTCAGCGCACCAGAACGCCTCGGAGCCGTGACGCTGGACAAAATCCGGCCGGCGCTGGTGCAGGCCTACATGGACGGCCTGGAAGGCCTGCCGGGCAAGCAGGCGACTGCGCTGTCCGCGCTGAAGCAGCTTGAGAAGTGGGCCGTGGTCCGCGATCTGTTGCCGCGGTCAATCACGCTCGGCGTCGAGATCGAGGAGTCGGACGGCGGCCATGTGCCGTGGACGGACGACCAGGTCGCGCTTGCCGAGAAGCATGCCCGACCCGATCTGGCCCGTGCCGTCACGCTCGGCGCCAACACCGGCCAGCGTGGGTCTGACCTGATCCGGATGGGCTGGACCGATATCCAAGTCTTCAAGGGCACCGAAGGTATTCACGTCGTTCAGAAGAAGACCGGCCGGGAAGTCTGGGTGCCGATCGTCTCGACGCTCGCCGCGGCCATGGCGACGTGGGAACGTCAGCCTGGCCCCTTCCTGCGGCGGCTCTCCGGTGCTGCTTGGAACAGGCACGACCTGTCCAATACCTGGACGCGAGAGCGCGACAGCAACCCAGCGCTGCGACCGCTCAAAGAGGCTGGCTTGGTCATCCACGGCCTCCGAGGACACGCCTGCGTGAGGCTCCTGCGGGCCGGCGCCAACACCCGCCAGATCGCGGACATGGTCGGCATGTCGGAGCCTGTCGTGGCTCGGTACACCCGGTTCAGCTCACAGCAAGAAAATGCGTCCGCAGCGGTCTTCCACATGGAGCGAACGCTGCGAGAACATAAATTCGGTGTGTCCCAGAAATCGAGTGGCTAA